CAAGGCTACGCATGGCGTGTCTGCCACGGCTGGCAGGCTGCTGTAGCGCTCCTGGAATGGTATCTGCAGCTATGAGCACCGGCTTCTCATTTCCCTGGGAGAAGGCTGCCATGCGCGGCGAGGAGCTCCCCGATGGTCTGTCCCTGCCGGATCAGATGGCCTATACCGCCCTGCGAAACACTTACCGGGCCTATTACGACAAGGCCATTTCCCGTGATGCGGCGGCTGCTGAGAAGCAGCGGATCCGTCTCGCATGGGAACGAGCCGTCAGCAGAGCCGCGTTTGACCAGAGACTGACTACCTACCATGTGAAAGTCATCCGGGAGACCGAGGCGGCCAAGAACGCCTTCAGGAAGAATCCGACGTCGGCGAATGCGCTGCGGCTCTGCAATGCGATGGACGGCCTTCCACCGCCTGATACGGAAGGGAGCCTAACACCATGAGTGACTACCGACATTGGACCTCTGACGAAGAAAAATATATCCAAGACCATTGGCAATCACAGACTGACAGCGAGATGGCCGCTGCGTTGGATCGGTCGGAGGGTGCTGTACGCACCAAGCGCCGGGAACTACGCTGCTCCCCGCAGAAAACCTGGACGCCGGAAGAACTGCAGTACCTGGAAGACCATTGGGGTACCGTGTCGATCCCCGGAATCGCCAAGAAGCTCGGGCGCACGGTAAACGCCATCAAAGTCCGAGTGGCCCGAATGGGGTTGGGTGGGATGCTGAATTCCGGTGACTATGTGACCTTCAACCAGTTGATGCGCGAACTCACGGATAACAGCCAATCGTACAGCTACCAGATGAAAAGCTGGGTGAAAAACCGGGGAATGCCGATCCATACCAAGCGCGTGAATGCGTGCAGCTTCCGTGTGGTCTATCTGGAGGAATTCTGGGAATGGGCAGAGCAGCATCGGAGCTTCATCAACTTTTCCAAGCTGGAGCCCCTGGCGCTGGGTAAGGAACCGGACTGGGTAGTAGAGCAGCGCCGCAAAGATTATCAGTCCTTTGCCCTTCATCGGAAGGATCCATGGTCTCCGGACGAAGACAACAACCTGATCCGGCTTCTGAAGCAACAGAAATACGGATACGCAGAGTTATCTGAACTCCTTCGTCGCTCTGAGGGAGCCATTGTGCGGCGCTGTAGAGATCTGGGGCTGAAGGAGCGGCCGGTGAGAGCGGACCCCCACCGGAAGGGTGGCAGCTGGAACGATGAACAACACCAGATTCTCGCCGACGGCATCCGCCACGGAGACAGCTACTCCATGATCGGGCGCATGATTGGAAAATCAGAGAAGGCCCTGCGCGGCAAGATATACTTCACCTATCTGACGGAGGATGCTGATAAGGTTCGCGCCATGCTGGGTGATGGGCCGTGGGGACACGGAGCGCCAGAGCCCACCGTGCGGCAGGGATTCAGCCTTTCCAAGACAAGAACAGAGGTCCGGAAGAATCTGTCCATCCTCGATGCACTTCTGCGGAAACGCATGAACGATCTCGGCTATGACCCATACTGGCAGCGCTTCATGTGCGCAAATTGGGATCCGGTGAAAGGCTGCTCTGCTGATTGCGCCGACTGCGATTCCTGTACCGAGTTTCAGCGAATACGTCCCCAATATTGCCGGATGTGCGGTGGGGAGTTCCTGGAACGCAAGGAACAGACTTACTGCCCGAAGTGCCGGGCCATGCGGAAGAAACAAGCCCAAAAGAAATACGCCGTGCTCCACGCTCGGAGCCGGTACTGACCATTTATCTTTGATCCACCACGAAAGGAGACGCAAGATGGCAAAATGTAAAATCTGCGGAAAGGCCGTAGTTACAGCCCATGTATTCCACCGTGAATGCTGGCAGGAGGAGGTAGAGAAGCTCGCACAGGTATTCTGCGATAACTATTGCCGCTGGCCGCGCGAGTGCCCCAACCAGGACGAGCTGGAAGATAAGCATTGCGACAGCTGTGATCTGATCCGCGTCCTGAATCTCGGATTGTGAGGTGCAGTCCATGAAGATAGAAGAATTGATTACGGCCCTTCGTCGGCTGAAGGTAGAGACTGGGAGCCTGCCCTGTCTGGGATGCGGCTATGAGCACGGCTGCTCTCTTCACGGCTGCGTGATTATCAATGAAGCCCTGGAACGGATCACGATGCTGAAGGAGCATTTCAGCAAGGAATCTGCCTTGAAGATGGCGGCACAGGCCTTGGAGACCACGCCTGAAGCGCTTCGCCAGAGCGCGCAGTTCCATGCCGGCGATACGGTGTGGGTGCTCACGAGAGACGAAGATGGTGTGCCCAATGACGTTGACGGCTATATGCTCCTTGCGGTAGCTGGGAATGCAGTCATCGTCACCTCGTTCGTTGATGACCAGGATGACCTGGACAGCACGCTTGCCTATCACATCAGGGAGACTGCCGTGAACTTCGACTCTGATCTGGCTGTGTTTCCGCTCTCTGACTGCTATGCGGTCTATGAAGCGGCCAGGGCTGCACTGGATGTGGAAAGTGAGGTTAGCCATGGCTGAATGCATGAAAGACGGTGTTGACTGCCCGGACTTCTACAAATGCACCGAAGAAGGCGACATTGTTCAGAACTCGGGCAAGAAGCTGCAGCGCTTCTGCTTTTACTGTCTCGCCACCCCACGCATCAAGAAGATCGGTACCGTTGCATCTTGGACGGGTACTACGCCGCCGTGGTGTCCAAAGGGCCGCGGTTGAAGGAGGAAGTCATGAATATCACTATTGCTTCAAAGCTCATGGAGCTGTACGCAGCCTGCCCCAAATGCGGCTGCGAGGTCATCGGGAACGGAAAAGGCTTGCTGGAATGTGATACCGCCGCCGGCTTCTTCAAGCGTTCCTGTGGCTGCGGCTGGCACGTCGAGGTCATGGAGGGGATCACAGAGGAATCTCTGACCGAGGATCCTCCGGAGCTGCCAACCGAGGATGAGGATGAGCCTGAGCCCGTGGCCTTTGCCGATCCGGAACCTGAGCCGGTGCCTGAGCCCATTTCTGAACCCGAGCCTGTGCTGGAGCCAGAGAAGATCAGTCCGTGGAATGGGTTCGTACATATCCGTTGCGAGGCTTGCCACAAGGAATCCACGACCTGTCTGAGGACGCCGACCGACACCTACATCTGCAAGGAATGCGGACATGAGATGCCGCTTCCCAAGGCGTACCGTGCCTACACCAGATGCGAGTGTGGCCAGAAAGGGGCCTATCTCACCAATATCACGGATTGGACCTTTGACATTCCCTGCGTCCGCTGCGGCGCACCGAATACCGTGACCTATAACCCGGGGCGGGACTGCTACGGCCCCGTCGGTAGTACCCATCGCAAGACCAAACCAAGAAAGAAGAAGTGAGGCGAACTGTATGAGTGAACAGAAAGATTTACAGGAGCAGCTGCTCTCGAGAGCGCAGGAGTGCCGGAAGTCGGTGCTGGTGATCACCACGAACGGTTTCCAGATGCGTGGCATCATCACCGGCTCTGACCGCTTTGTCATCGCTCTGAAGGGCGATGGGAGACTGCAAATGATTTATAAGCACGCGATCTCCACGATCGTGCTGACGGAGGAACGGTCATGAAGCGTGAGACTTACCAGCGGGGGCTGCCCGGTGTCAAGTGGGGCATCTGGAATTGCCAAAGGAAATGCTTCCAGTTCGGCATCTGTGAGGATACGCCCATGCTGGCAGAGGCGAGACTGCATCAGAAGATCGGTGACGATGCCAAGAGATGGCGCTTTGAGCCGAGGCAGCTTCCGGGCAAATATGCAACTTTTTCACCCGTTTTATAATATCCGTTTTCGTCCCCATTTTTATGCCCAAAAACCGAATATGCCGGAATGACCATCAAACCATTGCAGGGACTATATTCCCGAGCTGCTGAATCACCAGTTTTTTACCTAAGTTATAGAAACCTACGGTAAAACTTTTTTGACACCCAACAGATTTCATAACTTTTTGAGCGAAAAAAAGTTCAGCAGCTAATTTGTTTCTCTGTTGGGTCAGGCCCTTGCGACAGTAAGGCCCCAGGCTCTGAGCCGGATACATGACCTGCCTACTATGTATACCCAACAGACGGGCGCCGAAATAGTGTCTTACGCCGGTCACGGCGGAAGCACTTTTTCGGCGCCACACGGCTGCAGACTGACCATGCACAAAACACCCAGACAGTTTTGCGCTGCCGGATCACTACCTGAATCTGCCACCCCATTGCCGGGGCAGTCGGCCGATGTAAAATCACTACCGATTTCTGTACC